ATGCCTATTACCCAAGGAGAATACGATCTAAGATTTAAGAGTGAGAAGTATAATCCTAATGGCCTTACAGATCTAGAAAGATTTCCTGAGTTGCAGAAGTTCGTAAACTTTATTAATAAGAATACTTCTAGTAAGATGTGGGGACAGATTACACAGTCTCTTAAGGAGATTGATGCTACTCTTAGAAGTACAGGAAGACTACAGGAACGTTTTAGTGACATCAACTCTACTAACGCTAAAGATATTCTAGCTAATACAATTGCTTATCTTAACACAGCTCTTACCACCCTTACTACTGTACAGAATCAACTTGATTTGTATAAGAAGAATGCTTCAGAGTTTGAGGACTTTGCTATTATTAAAACTTTTAACTACGCTAAGAACTTAAGCGGAGTAATCAGAGAGCAGATCAATGAATTCGAAAAAGAGTTTAATGCTATCTTTAGTTTAGAGGATATAACAAACATGCAGGATAGAGCTACTGCACAAGAAGCTCTTGAACTAGCTATTCCTGATTATGCACAGGTAGTTAAAGAACTTATGCAGACTATTGAAGAGACTCGTAAGTTAGCAGACTCTATTGATAGCAACTATAACAATGCAGTAATTGCTCCTATTGCTAGGGAGTTGGCTGCTTCTTTTGGTGAAGAAGCTACAGTAGAAGGTAAGAAGAGAGTAAAAGAACAACTTACTGCTTTGACTGCGGCTAAAGCCAAGGCAGATGCTAATGGTAAAACTGCTTTATCTAAAGTACTTGCCAAAGAGATCGAAGACCTAAGACAATTAGAAAGATTTATTCCTACTGCAAAGAACATCGAAGAACTTCTTAAGAACGATAAGAAGTACGGAAGGGAGACTAGCTTTTTGGGTATGTGGATTAACAACGCAGTACAAGGAAAGAATCCTACTGTACAGATTGTTAAACAGTTTATTGATAAGGCTACCGCTGAAGCACAGGTAAACTCAGGTAAGTTTAGTAAGCGTGCTCAAGATATCTTTGATAGACTTCGTAACCTAAGAGGTAAGTTGGCTACTGAAGGTATGACTTATCAAACTCTTTACAAAGGGTTTACTAGGGTAGTTGAAGTTCTACATAAACAACCAGATGGTTCTCTTAAGAAAGTAAAGCAAGCAGTACTAAACACTAAATTAAAAGAAGAGGAATTCCAAAATGATCTTAAACTTCTTTTAGAAAGAGAAGAGCAGGCTATTAAGTCAGGTGATCAATCTGCTATAGATAACACTAAGGCTGCTACTAATAAATTCCTAGAGGATTACGCTTTACGTCCTTATACAGACGAATACTATAAGATTCAAGAGTTACTTACTGAAGAAGCAAAAGAAGCTAGGGAAGCTATCTTGTCTGAGATTAACTTCTTATCAGAAGATTTAAATCCTGATGAGACTACTAAGGATGAGATTAAAAGATTGTTGACTGAGTTTAATCGCTTAGGTTCTTTGTACTACTCTAACGGAGATGAGAAGCCAGTAGGAAGTAAAGACAGAAGAGTAGCAGAGTCAATCATTGCGTGGAAGAAGGAAAGAAATAACCAAGATGTACTTACTTATGATAACGTTAGTAAGCGTAAGCAGTGGCAGATACAAAAGAATGAAATAGACGAAGAGTACAATAAAATCCTTAAGAGGAAGAATGCCTCAGATATTTCTATGTCTATGAGAGCATTTTCAGACTTGCAAGACGATAATCTTGCAGAAGAGAACGAAAAAATTACTAAGGAGTTTGAAGAAGCAAAGAAAGTAAGGGATCAGTGGTACGAAGAGAATACTAGAACAGAAATCTCTCCAGAGTTTTACAGAGAGCAAGAGGCTATAACAGATTCTATTAATGCTATTCTTAGTAGGTATCCTTCTTTAGATGCAGAAGATCTTACTGAGGCTTACAAGAGATTAAACAACGCTATCTTAGGCTTTAGAGATAATGACGGAGCTATTCAAGGTAATGATGTAGTCAATGCAGGTAATTTGTTTCAGACAGTTAAAGACATAGAAGCAGAGATAGAAGACATCAAGAAGTATGCAGAGGCAAGAGAGTTAAGTGCAGATGATAAGTCAGAGTTAGGCAGACTGTATAAAATGCTTAATGCTTTGCAGGGTAGAAAAGAAACCCAATACTACAAAGACAAAGTAGCAGAAGTCCAAGCAACAATCAGAACAGAGGTATCTCAAGACCAAGAGTTCATGGATTCGTTGGAGGAGAAAGCAAAGACAAGAAGAGAGACTTACATTGCAGCACAGTTGATGAGTACATTTACAACTGTAGAAGAAATAAAACAAACAATCCTAGAAGAAGAAATAGACGATAGATTTAGAGCAAGTCAGTGGTATAAGGACAATCATATTGTTACCGAAGAGGTAAAGATAGTAAACGGAGACACAGTAACTACAACTAAAGAAAGACCTTCTTATATCTGGACTCAGATTCTTCCTAAGGATGCTCGTCACATTATTGAGGACGCTCCTTCATTCCAATGGTCTATACCTGTAATTGACGATAAGTTCAAGAACAAAGACTACAGATTTACTTCTGAACCTAGACCAAGAGAGACTTCTGATGGTAAATACTCTAACCAAGAGTACTACAGCCTTCCTTCTCAAGAGAGAGCAATTCTAGATGAAATTATCTCTTTACACGAGGACGTACAGAAAGAGTTGCCTAAGAGTCAACGTATCGGATACTCTCTAGTAAATGAGAACAAGACAGCATTTGAGACTTTATCTAATGTTTTCAGAAGACCTCTTGATACTTTCTCAGGTATCTATGAGTTGTTTAAGTTAGCTTTTGTACCTAACATAGGTTCTAGTCAATACGAACAGTTAGACGAGTCTGAGGTAGAGACTATCTCAGGAAGAAAAGTACAATTGATTCGTAGTCGTTACAAAACTCCATTGAATACAGATCAGGTATCTTATAATATCTTGGGTAATATCGCTAAGTATGGAGTTTACTCTTCACACTTTGCAGCTATGCAAAAGATTATGCCTACTGTCTTCAGCACTAGAGATGCATTAGAAAGAAACAAAACTGCTGAAAGTACTTTGTCTACAGTAGACTTTGAAATCTCTAAGAACTTCTACGGAGAAGAGATTAACTCAATGGGTAATACAAAGTTTGTTAAACTTCTTACTCGTCCTGCCAACAAGTTTTTGTCAGTAGGTCAACGTAAAGCTTTGCAGTTTAACGCAATTGCATCTATTAAGAACTTTGCAGTCAACTTATGGAATGCAGGAATAAATGCAAATCTAGCAGGCGTAAGTAGACAAGAATTCATTCAGGGTATGTGGAGAGGACTTAAACAATCAGATAAGATGTTTGAAGTTTACAGAGGTGGAGGTAATGTTTCTTACTACGCAGACCTTTTAATGCACTTTAATGCTATGCCACAAGCACAACCTGGAGCTAAGGCAGATACTATTCATCAGACTATGTTGAATAGATTTGTATCTAGTGAGACTGCAGGTTTTGTAATTCGTGGATACTTGGAGAGTATTTCTACTATTGCTGTATTCGAGTCTATCATGAATCAGTACAATGTTCAGATTGAAGAAGGTGGAACAACAAGAACTATTAAGTTAGCAGAAGCATATGAACAAGTAGACGGTAAACTACAGCTTAAAGCTGGAGTAAAAGTAGAGAACATATCTCGCTTAGAACAACAGATCAGAGATAGAATCTTTAATTACTTTACCTCAACACAGGGTAACTACTATAAGAGAGGGTCAGCTCAATACGAAAGATATATTCTTGCAAGAATGGTCATGAGTATGAAGCGTTGGTTAGCTACTACATTTAATAATAAGTATGGATCAAGAAGACTCCAGTTAAATACAGGTAACATAGAGAAAGGATTTAACAGAGAAGTTGGTTCTTATTTAAAACTACTTGCTTTGGGTGGTAGTTCTATGGCTAACCAGACAGTTACAGATCAACAAAAGTCTAGGATGCGTACTGCAGCTACCAACTTAGTGGGTATGCTTGCTATACAACAAGCCTTGATCACTACTATGGGTATCATAGCTAAGTCTTTAGATCCAGATGATGAGGAGAGCACTAGTCCATTCTTAGCGTTTATTGCTAACTTACTTCAAGGTATACATGACGAGTTAACTACCTTTAGTCCTATAGGGGCAGCAAACTGGGCTTACAAGTCATTCTATCAAACTCCTACCAAACAACCAGGAGAGAGTAACACAATAGCAAGAGGTAAACAGTTAGGTTGGAGTGTTATTGGTGGTACAACTAAAGCTTCCTATGATGCATTGACTCCTTTGTTTGATGGAGATACTTGGTCAGATCCTTTTGGTTCTTTCTCATATAAGTATGCTAATGGTCTTCCTAACTCATTCAGTACTCCTAAAGCACTGTATGGTAAGCCTAATCTACTTGCAGCTTTCATGATTTATACAGGAGCAGAGTCAGGTATGAGTCAATTCCTACAGCCAGAGAAAAAGCTTTATACTGTATTGAAATACAACCCAAGGTTAGACTTAACGGAAGAAAGAAGGATTAAACTAGATCCTATGGGAAGCTATAACCAATTGAGCGAGAGAGTGTCCGAGATTAAAAAAGAGTTAAAGTCAGTAGATCCTTCAAAGAGAATCACAGATCAAGGAGAAAGAATAGAGAGATTTAAAGAGATTGCTTCCTTGGAGAGTAAGATGGAGATCATAGGAATGCAGTATCCATACGTAGGAGCCTACTATAGAAATAGAAAGTTTGGTTCTTCATTGGGAAGTAGGGAAGCAGCGAGACTCAATAAGGAAATCGAGAGGTATCAGATGCAAAATAACCCCGAAGAATTCCTAAGAGATAAGCTGGAATCTAAAGTAGAAGGGTTAAGAAATAAGGTAGAATCAGAAAGACTAAGGAGAAAGTAACTCCTTAGTCTACTATCTCTTGACTTTATTTTAAATTAAAGTAAATTTGTGTATACGGACTTAGGTCGGACTTAGAGTCGTAAAAGATAATATACATTATGGAAACTCATGACATTCTCAGAGAGCAATCAAAGAAACTTCGTCAAATCGAAAGTCAACTTTGTTGCATCAATGCTAGCGTAACTGCGGAAGCAGGTATGAATGGTAGCAAAGTTATTTCAGGTACTTCTCCTGTTACAGGAAGCTTTCAGTACTTTGTAGTAAACGCATCTGCTGTAGTTACAGCAATCTTAGATCAAAGCGGTAATAGTCTTATGACTTCACTAAGTTTATCTGGGATTACTTTAGCTCCAACAATGAAGATTAGCGTACCTAAAGGTACAACTATCTCTTCTATCACACTTTCTTCTGGTTCAGTAATCGCTTACAACGCTTAATGAAAACCCTTCTAATAGCTTTCACTACAGTATGTGCCTTCTTAGGCACATATTTTTTAAAGTTGACTGCAGATAACTTCGAGCAGTTCTTAGCTATAGTGTCTGTTGTTAGTTTAGATGGTTTCTTTGGTGTGTGGGCTGGAACAAAGAAAGAAGGTTTTCAAACTCGTAAGGCACTAAAAGTTCTTAAGACTTTGGTTGGTTGGGTAGTAATACTATCCGTTGTTCTCCTAGTAGAGAAAGGATTTGATGGTACATTTTGGCTAAGTGAGACTATTTGTGCTCCCTTTATTATCTTCCAACTGATTAGTGCTCTTAAGAATGCACATACAGTAGGAATCATAGATAACAGTGTACTATCCCAAGTTCTAGAAAAAATAGACAGACATAAATTCAACCACGATGAAAAACCTCTCGATTAAACTTAACTTTATCTTTTTCTTTGTTATTGTATACCTGCTTTACAGGTACGAGTATGTACAAGAGCAGGACACTAACCAAGTAATATCTTTTATAGATTCTATAGATAAAGCCAACGATACTTACTTCGAAAAGATAGACTCTCTAGAGCACATCAAGCACGAAGAGTATCACAACTATGAAAAAATCACCTTAAAGTATGACACAATTCAGATTGCTATTGACACTATGCCTGATATTGACGGCACAAAGTATCTACTCACAATCTCTAGACAGCTTACCGCTAAAGGAGTTGAATAATGAGTTCTTAAAAGGAATTCAAGCACGTGAAAGAGTAGTTAGTTTAAAGAAGATTGTCAAAGCAGACAGTCTTCAACTACATTATTATAAAGATTCTATAGTTCCCAACTACCAAAAGGCTTTAGATACAGCCAAGGTAGAGATAGTTCGCTTAGATACTAAAGTTAGATCTCAAGCAGAAACTATAAAAACATTGAAGAATGTTTTGAAAGGCGGATTAATTGCTATAGCTTTGTTAACCATAGGGTTAATACTTTAACCACCAAGCCTATGATGCCAATCTCTAAACAGATTGTCCAGTATTATATGGACAATCCAAATACGAATGAGACAGCTATTGAAGTTGCTCTTCGTTTTAATTATCATCCTGAAGAACGTAATCAGTTAAGGGGTAAGCGAGTTCGTGATTTAAAAAGATCAGCTATGGCTAAACTTCTAAAAGGTGATCCTCTTTACATGCCAAACCCACAATCTGAGATTAATTCTAATACAACTCTAGGAACATACGATGAGAATCTAGAAAAAGGTACCTTAGAAGTATCTAAACTAGTCTCTGAACAACCTAGATCTGCAGAAGAGATAATTAGAATCCACAAAATAGATACTACTAAGTGGAAATTAGTTCAGTATTGGAGTAAAGAAAAGAGTGCAGGCTGGCTAGTGTCAGCCTTATTTGCTCATATAAAGCCTGAGGATACTTTTAATGATGACATAGAAGGCATTTTAAGAGAAGTTTTTTTAGAGTCTGACATCAATGTATATCCAACGCCTAAGAAAGCTCCTGTGAGCACTAAGAGAGGCTTATTCGTATACATGAGTGACAAACATGTAGGTGCACTTACACACTCTACTGCTCTTTTTGGTAACGAATACAATGAGAATGTCTTTGAGGAGCGAATGAATAGAACTCTAGAGGAAATAGAAAGACAAGTAAAGACTTATGGAAGACTAGAAGACTTGTTTATTTGTGACTTGGGTGACTCTTTAGATGGTTGGAATGGCTACACTACTAGAGGAGGTCACCAATTGCCTCAGAACATGGATAATAAAGAAGCTTTTATGACTTATCTTTATGCTCATAAGAGATTCTTTGATACATTAGTAGAGAGAAACTTAGCAAATAACCTTCACGCAGTAATGCAAACTAACGATAACCATGCAGGTTCATTCGGTTACATTACTAATCAAGCATTAAACTTATACTTAAATACAGCTTATCCATTCATCAAAGTAACGATAATGGAGAAGTTCTTAGAACATTTTGACTATGGCAAACATACGTTTATCTTCACTCACGGAAAAGATTCTGAAGATCTTAAGCACGGTCTTCCCCTTTTCTTAAATGAAAAAGCAGAAAACTTCCTTAACAAGTACATCAATCACCACAACTTAGGAGAGAATAAAAATATCTCGATAGTAAAAGGAGACCTACATACAGAGAGTATGCAACAAGCATACAAGTTTAGATACCGTAATGTATTGTCTATGTATGGT